TATCTCCGGGTGGTGGCGAGCCCCAACACCGACACGGTGATCGTGGTCTCGGCTCGGCTCGGCCGCGGCGAGGCTGGCCCGGTCGACGCGACCGGCAAGGGCGTGAAGGTCTCGGTCGAGTCCTGATCGCTTGACACTATCGTCATTCTGGGCGGCTGGCAGGGAGCAATCCCCGCCAGCCGCTTCCTTTTTCACGAGGTGCCAGAATGATCGTCAAGGTGGGGAACACAGAGGCAGACATTCGCGTCGAGGCGGTGCTGTCGATGCCGCGGTTGAGCTTTACCGCCAACCACTTCGCGTGGGCTCAGGCACTCATGCCTCTCGGCATTCGCCCCACGATGGGCACTGGTGCGTTCTGGTCGCAGGTGAACAGCAGGATCTTCGAACAGTTCATTGATAAATGCGAATACATCCTCACCATCGACTACGACACGTTCTTCACGAGGGCCGACGTTGAGCATCTCTTCACGATGGCGCTCACGTTTCAGTGCGACGCACTGACCGGGCTGCAGACCAAGCGGGAAGACGGCCGGCCGATGCTCACGCTCAAGGGCACGCTCGACAATCCTCCCGCGACCGGCAGCACGACGGTGCCCGCCAGTTGGTTCGGTGAGCCCGTGCAGGAAGTGGACTCCGCACATTTCGGCCTGACGGTGCTGTCGACGGCGGCGCTGAAGCGGTGCAAGAAGCCGTGGTTCTGGTCGCGTCCCTCCGAGGACGGCACCTGGAACGACGGTCGCCTCGATGACGACATCTACTTCTGGAGAAATTGGCGAGACAGCGGGAACCGCGTGTTCGTTACTCCGCGAGTGATTCTCGGCCACGGCGAGTACGTCGTGACGTGGCCCGGCAAGGATCTCAGCTCGCCTGTTTTCCAGTGGACGACTGAGTTCACGAGCAAGCTGAAAGCCCCCGACACTGCATGGAGCGTACCCCAATCGTGAAAATCAAGTTTCTGAGGAACTACTCGACCTACCGGCCGGGCGACGTTGTCGATTGCGACGAGGCAGTGGCTCGTCGGCTCATCGCCGAGGGCACTGCCGTAGCGGATCGGCAGGCCGACCTGATCGAGACGGCGGCACTTGAGCCTGGCGGCGAGTCTGCGGACCTGACTCCGCGGCGGCGGGGGCGACCTCCCAAGGAGCGAAGCGTTGAACTACCGCAGCATACGGACGGTCACGCAGCCGATAGTTGAGCCCGTCTCGCTGGCCGAGGCGAAGGGCCACTGCCGGGTCGACTCCACGACCGACGACGCCTACATCGCGTCGCTGGTGACGGCGGCCCGCGAGTGGGTCGAGGCGTACATGGACGAGTCGCTCGTCCATCAGCAGCTCACCATGAAGATGGACGGGTTTCCCGTCGAGATTGAGTTGCCGCGTCCGCCGATGGCAACTGCCGGCACGACGACTGCCGTCACGGTCACGTACACGCTCGACGAGACAGGCACGACGGCAACGCTGTCATCGACGCAGTACCGCGTGGACCGGGACAGCACGCCGGGCGTGATCCGCACGAACTACGGCGGGGCGTGGCCGGGTCACATCATGGACTACAACGCCGTCACTGTGACGTGGTGGGCAGGCCGCGGCTCGTCTGGAAACGACGTGCCGCAGGGCGTCCGCAACGCCATCCTGATGCTCGTTGGGCACTGGTACGAGCGTCGGCTGGCGGCCGATGCCGGGGCGTTGAATGAGATCCCATTCGGTGCGAAGGCGATGCTCGACGCTCAACGCTGGGGCTCGTACCGATGATTGACCCTGGCAAGCTCCGCGAGCGTGTCACGGTGCAGGTCGCCAGTGGCACGACCAATGCCCTCGGCGAGACGGTGCTGACGTGGTCCGACTCGTCAGCCGTCTGGGCGAGCGTGGAGGGCGTGTCGGCACGCGAGCAGATCACGGCAGGGCAGAGCCAGACGGCGATCAGCCATCGCGTGCGGCTGCGGTATCTGCCCGGCCTGACGCAGTCGCATCGCTTCTCGTGGCGGTCTCGCACGCTGGAGATTGTCAGCCTGCTCGAGCACGGCAACCGCAGTGAGCACGAGGCTATCTGCCAGGAGAACACCTAGATGGCAACAGCCGGCATCGTCATCTCGGCCGACTTTCCCGACCTCAAGCGGGTCGGGGACGCTATCCGCGGGCTAGGCGATAAGAGATTCACCGCCCAGGCTCTCAAGGATGCCCTAGAAAAAGCCATCTACCCTGCGTATCTGCGGCTGCGTGAACTATCGCCTGTCGGCCCTACCGGCAATCTGAAGGCCGCGGCCTCGCACTTGGTGAAGGCGTACCCGCGTGATGGTGCCGCCGTCGGCCTGATTGGCTATCGCCGGGCCAACAGGCAGGATTCTCGCAGTGCCGCCGGCGGCAAGGTCCGTGTCTCTAGTGCGTCTGTCGGTGACCGTGCCAACCACCAGTGGCTCATCGAGTACGGCACGCGGCAGCGTGTGTTCGGCAAGTTTTCAAACAAACCGTACCAGCGGAAAAGCCCGACGGTGCCGTTCGTGCGAACCCGCATGGGCCGGCAGGAGACCGTCCAAGGCAAGGGCGTCGTCCACACGGTCAAGGGACAGAACGCCTACATCGCGTCGAGCTTCAAGAGCCTCGGGCCATTCGACCTGATCCGCCAGCGAAACAGCCGCGTGCAGACTGACCCGCCCTATCCGGGTGCGTTTTTCCGCAAGTCGAAAACGCCCATCGTGATCGCACCGACGCCCGTGGGCGGCCGTGCAGGACGCCCGCCTGTTCGCACTGCGTTTGAACAATCGCAGAGCCAGGTGGCGTCGATCTTGCAGCAGGAGCTGCGAATCAGCCTGGAGCGAGCACTGAGCACGCTCACGTTCCGCGGCGAAGGCACCCTCTCTGGAGTCTGACGATGCCGCTGAAATCACCAGAAGCTGCCGTTCGCAGCCGTCTCGTCGCGACAGCCGGGGTGACCGCCCTCATCGGCACCCGCATCTATCCCGTCATTGCACCGGCCACGGCGGCCCTGCCGTTCGTGACGTGGCGTCGTGTGGCGGTCGAGCGAGCACAGTCCCTCAAGGGACCGATCGGCACGCCAACAGTAAGCCTCTCGGTCGACATCTTCGCAGAGACCTACGAATCCGCGAGAGATATCGCAGACCAGTGCAGGCAATCTCTGGATGGCTGGGGGGGCACATTGGAAAATGTGACTGTGGCGCGTGTGTCGCTCGAAAACGAGAGCGACGGATTCGCCCAGTTGGCCGGCGGCGACCTCCCGCCGGTTTACACAGTGCAACAAATCTACGGCATTCTCTGGCAGGAGAGTTGACTATGTCGATCACGCCTCATGACGGTGCGGGGACAGTGTTCACGTTCGGCGGCACGGCCTTCACCGTCACGAACATCGTTTACAACCTGGCCGATCCGGCGACCGACAACCCCATCGACGTGTCGCACCTCGGGCTCACTGCTGGCAACTCCGTCGAGACGATGGACCGCCCGCTGACCGGCAACGCCACCGACACGGGCCGCCAGATCACGATTGACTATCTCGGCAAGTCTGTTGTCGCGGATGCCTCCAGCGCCGCCATGTCGATCACGCACGCCGGGGCGACGTTCCTGTCGAAGAATGCCACGGTCGTCAGTTCGTCGGTGACATTCGCGACAAACGACGTCATCAAGGGCCAGGCGGTCTTCAAGGTCGCACGCTGATCGTCGTGACGGAGGCATCCCGTCATGGCTGTCTATGCTGCTGGCGTGACCGTGACCTGGAATAGCGTTGCGTTCACTGAGGTCACTGACTTCAAGGTCACGCTCGGCGGCAATCTGCCGATCTCGCGTGAAGCTCCAGCCGGCAGTGCGTTCGCGCTTGACCTGGGCACTATAGAGATAGCGTGCCTCGGGACGCACAACTGTAGCGTTGCCAATTACGGCAAGCGCGCCACGTTTGAGGTCTCGGGGCCAGGCGTCGTGTTCACTCACAAAGCGATCTTCGAGCGACTCGTCGTCGAGAAGAAGCTCAACGATGTGCAGAGGAACACAGTGACGCTGCGATTGGCACCCATCTAGGAGACAAGCATGGCACTGACGGCAGAGCAGATCCTGGCAAGCGACGACCTCGGGCTTAAGAAGGTCGCCATCCGCGAGTGGGGCGGCGACGCCTACATTCGCGTGATGAGCGTCGGCGAGCGTGATTCCTACGAGCGGCTGTGGATGGGCAAGAGAGACACTGGTGTGGAGAACTTCCGCACCGAGTACCTGTGCAGGGTGCTTTGCAACGAGAAGGGCGAGCTGCTCTTTACCCGCGAGCAGGTCGCCGCGCTGGCGAACAAGAGTGGAGCCGTCATGGGCCGACTCTTCGACGAGGCGCTCCAACACAACAACATGACGGAGGCGGATGTCGAGCAGCTGGGGAAAACCTGAGTGTCTCGCCGACGCGGAGGTTCATCTTCGCTTTGGCGGGGCACCTGAAAATGACGGTCGGCGAACTGTGCGTGCGGATGGACTCTCGCGAGCTGTCCGAGTGGATGGCCTACACGCGGTACTTCCAGGCGTTGCCAGATCCGTGGAGACAGACAGGGCTCGAGGTGAGTGCGATTCTTGCACCGTATTCAGCACGAGGACAGGCACCGTCCGCAGAAGACTTCAACCCGATTGAGCATCCGCCGCAGCACGAGGATCAGATGCTCGCACAGATCAAGATGCTGCAGTCGGCGCTAGGTGGTGGCTAATGGCGAACATTCTCGGACTCGCACTCAAGGTCACTGGCGACGCCAGCGGGCTGGCGAAGTCACTCACGCCTGTCGATCGTGCGCTCGACAGCCTCGGCAAGCAGGCCGAGAAAGCCACGGCTGTGTTTCAGCCGTTTGCCGATAAAACGGCGGCTGCGGGCAGGGCTCAGGAGGAGTTCGCGGCGAAGTTTGAAACGCTCGCCCAGCAGTTGCGGGACGGCGTTGTCGCACCGGAGCAATACGCCGCGGCATTCGGGAAGCTGACAGAAGAGGCCAAGGCGTCTGCGGCTGCGTTCGAGGAGGGGCTGCGTGTCACCCGCGAGGTTCGCAGCGAAGAGGAGCGCCGGGCCGAGGAGCTTGGCAGGCTGCAAGACCTCCTAGAGCGTGGGGCCATCTCGCAAGAGACATTCGTCCGTGCGTCAGAGCGTGCCACTGGCGTCGAGAAAGAGCGTGCCGACGCTGCCGCTTCTGCGGCCCGCATCATTGCGGCGAACCTGACTCCGCAGGAAAAGTACGACCAGCAGATTCAAGAACTCACGCAGCATCTGGACGCTGGCAGGCTGACGCAGGAGCAATTCAACCGGGCGGCACAGAAGGCAAAGTCGGACCTCGACGGCGTGGGCTCGGAAGCAGCGAAGACCGACAAAAACATTGAGCGACTCAACAACAACGTCAGCATCCTCGCAAAAATTGAAATCGGCCGCCTGCTCTTTGACGGCGTGCGAGCCCTCGGCAACGCATTCACGAGCGTGACGAGCCAGATCAGCGGCTTAGTTGGTTCGGTCAATTCATCAGTCGACACGCTCAACGACTTCTCGGCGAGGACGGGCATCGGCGTCGAGGCTTTGCAGGGGTATGCCGTCTCCGCGAAGCTGGCCGGCGTGGACACGGAAGCATTCGGCGCGTCCATTCAGAAACTGTCTGTGAACATCGGCAAGGCGACGCCGGGCGACGCGCTCGACAAGTCTCTCCGAAACATCAACTTGTCGGTGCAGGAGCTTCGCGCCCTGTCTCCAGAGCAGCAGTTCTCCGCGATCGGTCAGGCGATATCGCAGCTGCCGACGGCGGCGGATCGTGCTGCCGCTGCCGTCGAGGTGTTCGGCAAGCAAGGGGCGGCCCTGGCTCCACTGTTCCGCGAAGGTGCTGACAGCATTGAGGAACTCCGTGCTCGAGCGGATCGCCTCGGCGTCATCGTCAATGAGACTCAAGTTGAAAACGTCGCCTCAATGAACGACGGTTTTGATCTCGTTCTGGCGACGGTGCAGGGCATCATCGGCCAAGTGGAGGGAAATCTTGCTCCGGTCGTGACCGCGGTGACTGACGAGTTCCTGCGTTTCGTTGAGAACTTTGCGAGCACCGAGGGCACTGGCGGCACCGGAATCGCTAATGCCATCACGGACGTGCTGCTACAGGGTGCCGATTACCTCGCTGGCGTGTTTGATTCGTTCGTGGCCAGTTTCACTGAGTGGCTGTCTCCGCTTACAACGGCGAGCACCACATTCGATGCAGTCACAGAATCGCTGACCGCTGTGACGGAGATCCTGAGGGGGTTGTTCAACGGGTTTCAGCTTGTGGTAAATGGCCTGATCATTGGGATGGGGAAAATTCTTGAGGGCCTTGGGGCATGGGTCAGCACAGATCTTGAGGCGTTTGGTAAGGGTCTCGCCGACTTTGGAAAGCAGGCGGCTGCTGACAACATCAAAAACATCAACGAGGCGGCAGGCAACGCCGCTCAGGCAGTTACAAACGCATTCAGCGGCGGCAATGCGTCACCAGAGGCCGCTGGCGCTGGGGCTGCAGAGGATTTCGTAAAAGGGCTAAAAGAGCGTATCCAGCGTGAGCGAGCCCCCGAGTTTCAGATCGCCACGAATATCGAGAAGACCCGAGAGCGCTTTGACGTCTTCTTCGGTGGCGTCGTCGACCAAGGCAGTGCCGTCACTGATTCAATGCGGGGTTTTGAAGCTGCTGTCGCGGCTGTCGAAGACCCGCTGCGAATGACGGAAGAAGAGATCGCCCGCATCAAGGTGGCGCAAGACAAGGTCAACGAGGCTATCAACAAAGAGTTGGCCACGCGGCAAGAAGCTGCCGATGCCGCCGCCAAGCAGGCCGACGCGGACGCAAAACGCATCGAGGGGCTGACGAAGACCAACGACGCTCAGTCAAAGCTCGCCGAGGACATCGCCGCCGTCGAGCGCGAGCAGGCTCGTGTGCAGGAGCAGCAGGCAGCCGCACGTAATGCCAACGACAAGACTGCGGCCGACGCTGCTGCCGCAAGGCTGGCGCAACTTGACCAGCTGCAAGCAAAACTGCAAGACACGCAGGCTGCCTCGGAGCAAGGTTTTTCGGACGGGTTCACGAAAGCCTTTGACGCCACGGGCAAGAGCGTCTCGGACCTCATAGCAAAGACGCAGGATTTCGGGCGCGTTGGTGCCATTGCTGCAGAAGGGCTTCGCAATGGCGTTGCGGCAGCCCAATCGCAAGTCCGGGACGGCATCCTGACCAAAGAGTCATACGACCGAGAAGTCGAGCGGCAGCAGGACATCTTCAACCAGCGGTTGCAAGGTGCGCAGCGTGTCGAGCAGTACCTGCAGTCACAGCTGGACGAGCGTCAGCGAACCGAGTTGCAGTACGCAACGCAATTGGAGGCACGGAAAACAGAAGCGATTCAGAACGTCCAGGCTATTGAGGACCGTATCAAGGCAGAGGAGGCAGAAGTCGAGAGTGCCCGCGAAAAGGGAGACCTCAGATCCGCCAAGGCCGGCACGCAGCGAATAAGGCAGTTGAGGCAGGCGGCGGCCATCGAAAAGCAAATCTCGTCAGCGCGATCTCCGCAGCAAAACGGCCAGTTCGGCGGCGGCGGCGGCCTGCGGAACGCGGCTGGTTTTGGCCGGAACATCACCAACGCCGAGGCAGAGCAGCAGCAGCAGGTCGCCCGATCACAGCGGCAGGCGCTGCAGTCCGTGAACAACGCACTCGCCTCCGTCGCCCTCGCGAATGCAGAGATGGCACGCCGTGCGGAATTGTCCCGTCCTGTGCAGGGGACTGTGCAGACCGCCGACATACGCACGGCAGAGGGAGCGGCGCTCGTGCTCGGGCTCGGCGCGACGGCCCAAGACCCGAGGCTCATCGAGGCGCGACTGCAGACCAAGCAGCTGGGGCTCATTCGGCAGGCGATCATCGGCGCGACGGCCGGATACCGAAACACACCCGCAGAGATTTTCTGATGTCAGTCGTGAGCTTTCGCGAACTTGGTCGCACCATCGAGGGCGCTATCGGCGAGTCCACCGTGGCGAAGCGCCGCTTCGTCGTGATCCTCGACGACGAGGCGACCGTCAGCCCAACGGCAAACCTCGACGTTGTCGCTGCCGTGGGAGGCGGGCTGTGGGGTGCGGCTCACCCGGAGTTTGATTTTCTCAAGCTCCGCAAGATCGTGATGAACGAGACGTTCGGCGACAACCCGTATCACGTCGAGGTCACGCTTGAGTATGCAGTCCTCACGACCAATCAAGCGCTCTCTCCGCTCGATCGAATCCCTGAGTGGTCGTTCGAGCCCGTCTCGGGAGAGCAGGTGCCGGCGTTGTTTTATTACGACGGCGACACTCAGCTGCCGCTCACGAACTCCGCATACGACTACTTCGAGGGGCTGACCGTCGAAGAGGCGTTGACGCGGGTGACCATCAAGCAGAATTTCCTACTCAGGCCGTCGGCGATCATCAACTCATTTGGGTTCGTCAACAGTGACAGTTTCTCTGGCGCTTCTCCTTACCAGTGCAAGCACGAGGGTTCCAAGGTCGAGCGAACAGAGGAGCTGTGGGGGAACGTCGTGTTCCCGTATTGGAAGGTCGAGTCTCAGATCCTCTTCCGCCCGACCGGCTGGAATCTGCTCCTGCCTGACGTTGGTTGGAACTACATCGCGAGCGGCCAGAAGCGGCGGGCGATGGTGTTCGACTTTCAGAATGGCGAGTGGGTGCCGAGTCCCAACCCTGTCGGCCTGAACGGCAGCGGCGGGCAGACGGGCGGCGCACCGGCCGTACTCAACCGTCGGGTCATGCCAGAGGCGTCGTTTTCGTCCTTGTTTGGCTCGCCGCCCGCCTAGACGTCTTCTGCAAGATGAGCCCCCGCGAGGCGTAAAACAGAATCATGGCAGACACCACCTACGAACAGTTGCCGGCCGAGCTTGACCTCGCGTTCGTCAAGGGCGACGAATTCGGCATGGTCATTTCGATGGACGGAACGAACCTCACGGGCTACGCATACGACAGTCGCATCTACTCACTCACGAGCGTCGCTGCTGGGGGCGGGCTCGGAGCAGGCGTGACCGTGGCTGCCGGCGGCACGGTGGTGGCATTCACGGTCACGCCGGTCAACCTCACAGCCGGCCAGGTCAACGTCTCGCTCTCCGAGGTGCAGACGGATCAGCTGGCAGCGACGGGCCGGTATCGCTGGTGGTTCAAGACCATAACGCCCGGCAACGTGACGCGGACCTATCTGGCCGGCGACGTGAGCGTGAGGGTTCCCTGATGCCCATCAACGTCTCGATCCTTGGCGAGACGGGCGTCAGCGTCTCCGTCAGCGGCAACACGGGCGTCTCCGTAGTCGCCAGCGGCGGCATCGGTCCCGCCGGATTCCTGACCGTTCCTGGCACGGCGACTAATGCGTTCGGGACTTTCCAGCTCGTGCCCGGCCCTGGCATCACGGTCAGCACGACGAGCGGACAGTTCACGATTGCGAGCTACGACACGGCGGTCGTGGCGGGTTTCTCGCCGGTGCAGTCCGTGGCCGGTCGCGTCGGGGCGATCGTGCTCCAGGCGAGCGACGTCACGGCTGGCACGTTCGCAATTGCTCGCATCCCGACGATCTCGTACACGGCTCTGAGCAGCGTTCCGACGACGTTTGCACCTTCCGCTCACACGCACAGCACCACGGACGTGGTGGCATTCACGGCTGCGGCGTCTGCCGCAGCACCCGTGCAGGCGGTGCAGTCGAGGACGGGGGCCGTCGTCATCACACGGGCAGACCTGACCGCCGCCGCTGAGGTGCACACGCACTCGACCAGCGACATCGTCGGGCTCACGGCGTCGTTCTCGCAAGTCGGCCACACGCACGCAGCCGGCGACATCCAGAGCGGGACGCTCGACATCGCACGCATCCCGACCATCGGGTATACCGCCCTGTCTGGCGTGCCGTCGTCGTTCTCCCCCTCGGCACATACGCACAGCACGACAGACATCGTGTCGTTCACTGCGGCGGCGTCGGCAGCAGCCCCTGT